TATCTGGTGCTGGAAGTTAAAACTACTGGAGCTAAATATGTATCAGAAGCCACCTATAAAAACAGTGGTCAAGCTCTAGGTTATAGCCTTATTCTTGATGCTGTAGCTCCTGGACAATCTGAGTATGAGGTGTGGTATCTAGTATATCTTAGCTCTTCTCAGAAGTATGAACTACTGCCGTTCCGTAAGCACTACAGTGATAGAGCTTTCTGGATTAAAGAACTTGTAATGGATGTAAATAGAATACTGGAATATGAACGGGAGGAAAGGTACCCTAGTTACGGAGAGAGCTGCTACGACTTCTTCAGGCTGTGCCCATTCTATAGTAACTGCCAAATGAGTACAGCTATGCTTGCAACTCCCTATACAGAGGAGACTGATAAGGAATTAAAGGCTGAGTATATGCTGGAACTTAGTCTGCTAGAAATAATTACTGCGCAACTTGATAGAGAGGAAATATAATATGTTAAATAAAAGTGAGTTTAAAGAGGCTTTCCATGCAGCTGTGAGTGGCCCTTACAATGATCGGGAAGATTTAATTAGATTAGGTATGGCATTAGTACTTGTGCCGCTTAGTAAGAACTCTAAGACCCCTGATATAGATTATGTAATAGAAGATTTACGCGGTTTTGCTAATAAGGAGTGGTCATGAAACTATCCCAAATGGCACCTGAAACAACCCATCGAGTTATTATATACGGTGGCCCTAAAGTAGGTAAGACAGAACTTGTTGGTAATCTATCCTCCCAATACAATCTACTATGGTTTGATGTGGAGCATGGCTATGCAACTCTCACTAAGTTACCGCCTAAACAGCAGGAGCGTATTGAGATTATATCACTGCCAGACACTCGTGAGTATCCTATTGCAATTGAGACATTACTGAAGGTATTCACTGGCAGTAAGGTAGAGATATGTGAACAGCACGGTAAGGTATCTTGTATGCTATGTAAGAAAGATGCTAAACCAACCTCAGTTGTATGTTTAAATGAGCTTGACAACAATACCATTGTGGTGGTAGACTCCTTAACTCAAGTCGCCGTTTCTGCTATGGCAAATATTACTAAAGGGCAAGGCGATGATTACAAGTACACGTATGATGATTACCGTAAGCAAGGTACGCTTATGGATAAGCTACTCAGTAACATGCAACAAGCTCGCTATAATCTTTGCGTTATTACGCATGAAGTGGAAGTGGAGCTCGAAGATGGTAGGAAGAAGATTGTACCTTGTGCGGGCACTGCTAACTTTAGTCGCAACACTGCTAAGTACTTTGACCATGTTATCTATGCACAAGTAGCAAACAAGAAACACGCCTTCGGTAGTAGTACAACATTCGGCGTGTCCCTAGTAACTGGTAGCCGCACTGACATTAGTATTGAGAAAGAAGCTGCACCTACATTGCTAGATATATTTAGCGATAAGAAGGCTGTAGTGACTATAGGTGTAGTGCAGGCTAAGCTAGCTACTGCTACACTAGAAAATCTTAAGAAGGAGTTATAACTATGGCAACTACAAGTAAGAAGGACAGTGACCCAGTACTAGCACCCGCACACTACACTGCACATCCTAGCGGTGTTGAGTGTATTCAAATTACTGAGCACATGAATTTTAATCTTGGTAATGTAGTTAAATATATTTGGCGCTCTGATATTAAACATAGTGCGCCAATAGAAGATTTACGTAAAGCTCGCTGGTATCTTGACAGAGAGATTGAGCGTATTAAGGCAAGCCGTAGCTCAACATAAAAGCGGCAGTAGCATAGTAACAATTTAATACATCTAAACTAAATTAACTTAATTAAAGAAAGAACTAAATCATGACAGATAACCTCTCAGCACTTCTTGACGCTAACTTGGATGACTTGGCTGACTTGCCGGAATTTGTAGTTCCACCTGCTGGCGCATATAACGCCACTATTCTCAGCTGTGAAGAGAAGAAGATTGGTGACCATCCAGCAGTTGAAATGAAATTCAAACTCATGGAAACTCTGGAACTGGCAAGTGCAAGTGATGCCCCAGTAGCTGCCGGTACAGAGTGCGGTGTATCATTTATGCTGGATAATGAGTTTGGTGTCGGCGGTATGAAGGCCGCACTGGCTCCACTGAAACATGCACTTGGTACTACTAGCGCTCGTGAAACTATGGCTGGCTGCAAGGGCATGAATATCATGCTGGTAACAAAGGTACGTAGCGGTAAAGGTGAAAACTCCGACAAGAAATATCTGGGTATTCATAAGATTGAAGTAATGTAATACTGTAGTTGTAAGGCTTTAGCAGCTTCGCTAATATAGGAGGCTGCTATCACATTGCTACTTATAGATAGATAATATATACCCTATGAACTTACTATTCCTTGGCACTGACCTAGATAAATCCTACCTAGGTAAACTTAAACCTATTGTCGGTGTAGGTAATCTGTGTAAAGTAATCCTTACAAAAGCTACTACTCTTATAGAGATAGAAACTTACTGTAAGCAGCACCAAATTACAGAGGTTATATGCACCCAACCACAACTAATACAGAAATTAACAGGCGAAGATTATGGAAACAAAACTCCCTCTTTGGATAACTACGCTGGCAGTATGTTCATCCGCAATAGTATCAATTGGGTTTTTGTTCACCCTCTTGCTCATACTATCACTGTACCTTTTGGTAGTTTTCTTCTCAGTCGTTACGTCAGTAAGTTGGTTTCTCCTGAAAAGTGGTATACAAGTACTGCGTTCAGCTGGGAAATAGCTAATGAATCAACTATAGGAGGATTGTATGAACGATTTAAAACATCAACTTTACTTGCAGTGGATATTGAAACCAAGCAGGCACCTTTTGGCATTACTTGTGTTGGTTACTGCGCTCTGTTCATTTCTAATACTGGACACCTTAGTTCTCACAGTATCGTTATTCCACTTATATCCGAATTTTTTCTCAACTATGTTGACAAGTTTAACCAACTTGATGTCCCAAAAGTTCTTCAAAATGGTAAGTACGATATTGCATATCTCTCAAGGTACGGAGTAGTTCCAACTCATTACTATTTTGATACAGCTACTATGATGCACAGCTGGTACAGTGAGCTGCCTAAGGACTTAGGATTCCTTAATGCTTTCATGGTGCGCGATGCACGGTACTGGAAACATGAGGCCGCCGTTGCAACTAATAGCGAAGAATACTATCTATATAACGCGAAGGATACTCACAATACTCTTAATGCGTGTATAGCTTGGTTACTAGAATCTCCTGCGTGGGCTAAACAAAACTACCTGATGGAGTTTCCGCTACTATATCCATGTCACCTGAGTGAGATGACAGGTCTGCGCAGAGATATGGTAGCTCAGGCTGCTACAGTAGAGAGACTTACTGCCCGTATTGAGGAGAAAACTAGTAAGCTAGCCAAGATGGTAGCTACACCTAGATTCAATCCTAACAGTCCTAAGCAAGTACTACAACTATTAAATGCACTCGGCTGCGGTGATCTTACTAGCAGCGATGAAACTAATCTAAATAAGGCGAGTTATCGCCATCCACTTAATGAACTTATACTAGGAGAGATACTTGAAATCAGAGGAGATAGAAAGCTGGTTAGCACATATTTCGGTAAGGAGTTTGGTACTGCTGGGCGCGAGCGTATTCTTTACAGTCTTAATCCTCACGGTACTGATACTGGCAGACTAGCCAGCACTGAGCACCACTTTTGGTGCGGATTACAGCTCCAGAATATACCTAGAGGTAGTGAAGTTAAGTATACTCTTATAGCTGATGAGGACTTCTACTTAGGAGAGGCTGACTATGCACAAGCTGAATCTCGTGATACTGCTTATATTACTGGTGACGTCAATCTTATACGAGCTGTGGAAGGAGAAAATGACTTCCACGCAGTTAACGCTAGTGCTTTCTTCGGCGTGGCTTATGAGCTTATATTTGATAACAGCCTTGGTAAGACATTAGACAAGAAGTTACGGGATCTAGCTAAACGTACTAACCACGGCGCCAGTTACTGTATGGGCGCAGCTGTTATGCTGGATACTATGGGACTACGTAAGGTATTAGAGGCGCAGCGCTTACTTGGCTTGCCTCCATATCTCACCCCACTACAAGTAACTCAGCATCTTCTGGATGTATTCGCTAAGACATATCCAGCTGTAGCTCGGGACTATCCTGAATGGGTTGTTGCTACCGTACTTGCAACTCATATGTTAGTAGGCGCTACTGGCTGGACTCGTTATTGCTTTAAGAATCCTGCCTTAGATAAGCGTGCAAGGAATGGTTATGTAGCTCATAATCCACAATCCCTTAATGCTATGACTCTTAACAAAGCCTACATGGCAGTATTTTATAAGGTGTGGCTACTTAATCAAAGCAACTTTAAATTATATGGGCAGATACATGACAGTATTCTCTTTGGCTACCGAAGAGGTCATGAGTATTTGGCCCAGCAAGTAGCAGACTGTATGGTATTTGATACACCTGTAACTGATATTAAGGGAACTACTAGAATACTTCGAGTTCCTGTAGATTTAAAAATAGGTCTTACTAGATGGAGTGGAGAATAACATGATACTTATAGTACTAGATAAAAAGGAAGGCATAGTATTTAGTGCTGAGTTAGATAATCCTGTAGAGTTTAAGCAGCTAGTATTTAGAGCTTATAACACATGGGAACAAGCCCCTAAGTGGGTAACTGACTTATATACTAAATTATATGGCTGATGATTTCTTTAGTAATTATCTACAGTATGTAGGTGATACTGAGAGTCCCACTAGTTACCACCGCTGGTCAGCAATAGCCGGTGTAGGTGCTATGTTAGGTCGCCAGTATCACCTACATCATGGTCACTTCACTGTGAATCCTAACATCTATACTATGCTAATAGGAAATCCTGGAACTAGGAAGTCTACAGCTATACGGATGATTAAGAAGTTACTGTTAGAAGCTGGTTATGACACAATCGCCGCCGATAAGACTACTAAAGAGAAGTTCTTATTAGATTTAAGTGGTGAGGCTGATATAGACCCAACAGCAGGGAAAGTAGGTAAGACTACTGGAGATATATTAGATAGTAACTTATGGGGAGACGATGATGCAGAAGTTTCTACACGACCCAGCGCTGAGTGTTTTATTATGGCTGATGAATGGAACGACTTTACCAGCCTTGGCAATTTGGAATTCTATTCTTTGCTTGGTACTTTCTGGGATTATTCTGGAATATATAGAAACCGTATCAAGAC